GATCGGCATCGCATCGGGGCCAAAGTAGAAAAATCACCCGCATGGCCTCGGGCCAATAGAAATGAAATTCCACCAGCCGTAATTGGAGTGGAGCGAGACAATGAAAATCAACATGTTAGCCGTTGAGAACAAATCCTGATGTTCGAGGCGGGGAAAAGCGGCAACCCAGGTGGTCGCCCAAAGCACAAGCCATTTCAAGAAGCGCTCAGGATGGAGATGCTCGCTGCTGAACGTGGCGAGGAATGTCTTGCTCCTATCGGTTCTCTTCGCTGGAATGCGCGGGAGCTTCTCAAGAAGGGCGATGTTCCGTCTATCCGTGAGATTGCTGATCGGCTTGATGGCAAGGTAGCGCAAGCAATTGTCGGTGGGGACGAGGATGACAATCCGGTCAACGTCGTCCATCGCATTGAACGCCGTATAGTCCGTGCGAACTCTTCAGATTCCAACGGCTGAGGCTTTCGAGCCTCTTCTAGCCCCATCTCGATACAAAGGCGCGAAGGGCGGACGAGGCTCAGGCAAATCGCATTTCTTCGGTGGCCTCATGATCGAGGATCATCTTGCAGAGCGCGGGATGCTCTCGGTCTGCATTCGCGAAGTGCAAAAGACGCTGGCCGATTCTTCTAAGCGATTGCTTGAGGGGAAGCTGGCTGATTTCGGTTTAGGTGAGGCGGACGGCTTCAAGGTCTTCCGCGACACGATCGAAACGCCAGGAGATGGCGCGATCATCTTCCAAGGCATGCAGGACCACACGGCGGAATCAATCAAGTCGCTCGAAGGCTTCAAGCGCGCTTGGTGGGAGGAAGCGCAAACGGCTTCGGGTCGATCGCTTAACCTGCTCCGCCCGACGATCCGCGCTCCCGGCTCGGAGATATGGTTTAGCTGGAACCCACGCCGCAAGGTCGATCCTGTTGACCTGATGATGTGCGGAGACGAACGGCCGACCGGCTCGGTTCTCGTTACGGCCAATTGGAGAGATAATCCTTGGCTCACTCCTGAGCTGGAACAGGAACGCCTCGACTGCCTTCGCATGCAGCCCGACCAATACGACCACATCTGGGAGGGCGGGTATTTGAGCGTTGCTTCGGGCGCCTACTACGCCAAGCACCTCGCAGACGCCAAGGCAGAGGGCCGCATCGGTCGCGTAGCTGCTGACCCGCTCATGACCATACGGCTCATCTGCGACATCGGCGGCACTGGCGCACGAGCTGACGCCTTCACGATCTGGGCATGCCAATTCATCGGCAAGGAGATCCGGTGGCTCGACTATTACGAGGCGGTTGGACAGCCTCTGGCTTCGCATCTCAACTGGTGCAGGTCAAAAGGCTACACGCCAGAGCGGGCGCAATTCTGGCTGCCGCACGATGGCTCGACCAACGACAAGGTTTACGACGTTTCCTACGAAAGCGCGCTCCGTGACGCTGGCTATCGCGTGACGGTCGTTCCCAACCAGGGGAAGGGCGCGGCATCTGCCCGCATCGAGGCAGCAAGACGGCTGTTCCCGAACATGTGGTTCAACGAGGCAACGACCGAAGGCGGTCGCGGCGCTCTCGGTTGGTATCACGAGAAGAAAGACGACGCTCGCGGCATTGGGCTTGGGCCTGAGCACGATTGGGCATCACACGGCGCCGACTCCTTCGGGCTTGGCTGTGTCGTCTACGAAGAACCGCATGCACCACGAAAGAAAGACCCGCGCGGCCACGTCGGCGCAGGGGCATGGATGGGCTGATGGCTGACGAGAACAAGAGCACGGACACGGACGACCTTCTCAGCCAAGGCCGCACTGCGTTCGAGCGTTGCCAGGACGCAGAGTCCGACAACCGCCAAGCCGCGCTTGATGACATCCGGTTTTCTCGCCTCGGTGAGCAGTGGCCCCGTTCGATCGAGCAACAGCGCCGCAATGAGCAGCGCCCATGCCTGACCATCAACAAGATGCCCGCATTCATTCGCCAGGTCGTCAACGACAGCCGTCAGAACAAGCCGTCTATCAAGGTTCACCCTGTCGATAGCAACGCAGACCCGAAGACGGCGGAAGTCATCAACGGCCTGATCCGCAACATCGAATACACGTCCAACGCTGATGTGGCCTATGACACGGCGATTGAAGCCAGCGTCTCGGGCGGCTTCGGCTATTGGCGTGTCGGCATGGACTACGCCTACGAAGACACGTTCGAAATGGATCTGTCGATCGAGCGTGTAGCTAACCAGTTCTCCGTCTATGGCGATCCTGACAGCATGTGCGCCGATTCCTCCGATTGGAATGTGGCGTTCGTCGTCGAGCCGATGCGCAAGGCTGAGTTCAAGGCCAAGTACGGCAGCAAGAAGAACGCAGACGACGAAGCGGTCAATGTAGACTTCGAAAGCGATGCATGGGCAAACGCCGGCGTCTGGATCGAAGACGAAACCGTCATGGTTGCCGAGTGGTGGAAGCGCGAGCCGATTGAAAAGGAGATCGTCAAGCTTTCCAACGGCCATGTCTATTCTGCCGAGGATCTTGAGCAGGACATGGACCTGCAAGCACTGATCGAGGCCGGAACGCTTCAGGTCGTCGGCACGCGCAAGACGCGCTCGCACAAGGTGACGCAGATCATCATGAGCGGCGCCGATATCCTTGAGAAGAACGATTGGCCCGGTTGCTACATTCCAATCATCCCGGTTTACGGCGATGAGATTGTGGTGGAGGGCAAGCGCTATTTCCAGAGCCTGATCCACAGCGCCAAAGATGCGCAGCGGATGTTCAACTACTGGCGCACGACCTCGACGGAGCTTGTTGCTCTCGCGCCGCGTGTTCCGTGGATTGGTCGCAAGGGAACGTTTGACAGCGATGTGGATCGTTGGGCAACGGCGAACACGACCAGCCATTCGTTCCTTGAGTATGACGGCGAAGCGCCTATCCGCCAGCCTCTCGACGTTGGGCCGGCTGCAGGAGCGCTGCAAGAGGCTCTGAACGCCTCTGACGACATGAAGGCCATTATCGGCATTTATGACGCGTCCCTTGGCGCTCGATCGAACGAGACATCGGGCAAAGCCATCATGGCACGCCAACGGGAAGGGGACGTGGCGACGTTCCACTTCATCGACAACCTTGCCCGCGCGATCCGCCATACCGGCCGCATCCTGATCGACCTCATTCCGAAGGTCTACAGCGCAGAGCGTGTCATTCGAGTTCTGGGCGAGGATGGTTCACCTCGTTCGGTGCAGATCAACAGCGGCCAACCTCAGCCTGTTATGGGTCCAGACGGCAAGCCGCAGGTTGACGAATACGGCGAAGCCATCATGGCGATGCATGACCTCACGGTCGGCAAATATGACCTGACGGTGACGACTGGCCCGAGCTTCACGACACGCCGCGAGGAAGCCGCCATGCAGATGACGGAGTTCGTCAGGGCCTTCCCTGCTGCTGCGCCTGTCATTGGCGACATTCTGGCGATGAACCTCGATTGGCCTGGAGCCGACGAGATTGCCGAGCGCCTGAAGAAGATAAACCCCGCGCTCAAGGATCAGGGCATCCCGCCCGAAGTCCAGCAGATGATCCAGCAGGGCCAGCAAGCCATTCAGGGACTGACCCAGAAGGTTCAGGCCCTCGAAGCCGACAAGTCTATCGATCAGTTCAACGCCGAAACGAACCGCATGAAGGTCGTAGGCGACATCAACAACGATAAAGCCAAGACAGCAGTTTCCGCAGCCGGTCAGCTCGCATCGCTCGACCGCCCTGCACCCCAACCCGCGCGCCAAGGGTAAGCGGCGCTCTTTCCTACCACCAACCCGAAACGGAGTGGACCTCAATGCAAGAGGCTTTAACGGCTGTTGCCGATGCACAGGCTATGCCTGCAGGCGGAGAGCAGCAGCAGAATGCAGCGAATGCCGGCGAGACTCAGGAAGTCGAACTGGAGAATGACAACGAGGTCGTAGAAGGCGAAGAGGGCGAAGGGGAAGGCGACGAAGCCGCCGAACCAGAGCTTGCCGACATCGAATACGAGGGAAAGGCGTACAAGCTGCCCCCGGAGCTGAAAGACGCTCTTCTCAGGCAGGCAGACTATACCCGGAAAACACAGGCAACGGCGGAAAAGGAACGTGTCCTTGAAGCGCGTCAGGCCGAGGTTGACCGGGCGTACCAGACTTCTCAGGAGGTCATCGAAGCTCGGGCTGTGATCCACCATCTGGATTCGCAGCTCAAGCAGTATAACGATCTTACGCCACAGCAATGGCAGCAGTTGGAAAGCGAAGACCCCATGGCGGCTATGTCGCACTGGCGTACTTTCCAGCAGTTGAAAGATCAGCGCGGTCAGGTCGCTCAATACCTCGACAAGACGCATAACGACTTGTCCGAAAAGGCGAAACAGGCAACTGCAGATCGCCTACGGGAAACACGCGCGTTTGCGGAAAAGGAACTCAAGGGCTGGACGCCCGATCTGGATAACAAGATCACCGAGTTTGCAACGAAGGACCTCGGCTTTTCAGTCGACAGCCTTCGCGACCAGTACACCCCGCAGGTGTATCGCACGCTCTATCTTGCCCACATCGGCCACCTTGCCCTCCAGAAGCAAACAGCCGCCCCCAAGCCCAGCGCCCCGGCAGCCCAACCCCTCACGAAGGTTACGACGCGAGCAAACCCGCCTCCCTCGGGACTCGATGACCGTCTTACCGGTGATGAGTGGCTGAAGCGCCGCAACGCGCAACTGGCGAAGAAGGGCTAATCCCCACCATTCGGCCAAGGAGCCATTGAATGAGCAATACGATTCTCACCCCTACCGCGGTGACGCGTGAAGCGCTCCGCATCCTCCACCAGAAGCTTAATTTCGTCGGTTCTATCAACCGCCAGTACGATGACAGCTTCGCCAAGGCAGGCGCCAAGATCGGTGACACCCTGAAGATCCGCCTTCCGAACCAGTACACGGTTCGTACCGGCAAGACGATCGCCACTCAGGACGTTGCAGAAGACAGCGTATCCCTGCAGGTCGCCACCCAGAAGGGTGTTGACGTCAACTTCTCGTCTGCGGAACTCACCCTTTCGCTCGACGACTTCTCCAAGCGCATCCTCGATCCGGCAATGGCGGTTCTCGCTGCCAACATCGAGGCCGACGCCATGAGCATGTACAAGGATGTCTACAACGCGATTTGGACCCCCGGTTCCGCGATCGTGTACAACAACATCCTGTCTGGCCGCGTTCTCATGAACAACGCCCTGGCGCCCCTGCCAAACCGCACGGCAAACCTGAACTCGCAGGACATGGCAGACCTCATCAAGGACACGAAGACCCTGTTCAACGATCAGGCTCAGTTGTCCAAGCAGTACCGTGAGGGCTACATGGGCCGCGCCGCCGGCTTCGACTTCGTGGAAAACACCCTCTGGCCCGGTAACACCCGCGGCGCAGAAGATGCCAACTACGTCGTCAACACCTCGACGGGCATCACTTCCGGTTCGGCAACGATTGCCGTCACCGGCGGTACGGGCGCGATGGTCAAGGGTGATATCTTCACCATCGTCGGCGTCAACTCGGTCCACCCGGAAACGAAGGTCGACACCGGCGTTCAGCAGCAGTTCGTCGTTACTGCGGCAAACGCTGGCGGTGCTGGCAACATCACCGTTTCCCCGACCCCGATCACCTCGGGCGCCAAGCAGAATGTCGTTATCAACTCGGCTGGTGCAGGCAAGGCCATGGCTTTCGCCGGTACCGCGTCGGGCTTCGACAGCACGTCGCTGCTGTATCAGGAAGACGCGTTCACCTTCGCAACCGCCGACCTGATCATGCCGAACGGCGTGGATTTCGCACGTCGCGAAGTTCAGGACGGCATCTCGCTGCGTATCGTGCGCCAGTACGACATCAACAACGACAACCTCCCTTGCCGTATCGATGTCCTCTACGGCTACAAGACGCTTCGCCCGCAATTGGCGACCCGTCTCCACTTCAACTAAGGGCTTCGTGAAAGGAGCATGGACATGGCAGTTGAATTCCTCGGCGCCGGTTCCCCTGACGGAACCAACCTTGGCCGCAATACCACAACCGACAAGATCGGTTTTTATGGCACTACCCCCGTTGTTCAGCGGGCATCATCTGCACAGGCATCCAGCTTGATTGCTGCAACCACGTCGCTCACGGCGAACATGGCGGCTGCAATCCAGGAGATCATGGCGACCATGACGGCGCTTGGTCTCTGGAAGGGCTCCGCCTGATCATGAAGGTAGTTATTGGGGTTCCGACCCTCACGAAGCCCCATGACGCAACCATCATGGCAATTGAAGAAGCAGTCCCGGCGCTTGATCGTGCCGGGATCGCACACAGCCTAGTAGCCGAGATTGGCTGCCCGTATATCAGCAGCGCCCGCGCGATCCTCCTGCGCAAGGCGTTTGAGTCCGACGCTGACGCAATCGTCTTTCTCGATCACGACGTTTCATTCCGCCCTGAAGACCTCGTCACCCTGATCGACGCCTCGGGCGACGTGGTTGCAGGCACCTACCGCTTCAAGAAGATCGAAGAAGAATACATGGGAGCGCTGGTCGATGCAGATGATCACCGCCCGATCGTCCGTGAAGATGGATGCATCAAGGCTGATCGCGTCCCGGCTGGCTTCCTGAAGATTACACGCGCCGCAGTGGAGCGGTTCAAGCAGGCCTTTCCTCACCTGATCTTCAAGGATCGTGACGGCTTCGAATCTGTCGATCTGTTCAACCATGGAGCCCATGACGGGCTCTGGTACGGCGAGGACTACGCGTTCTGCCGGAATTGGGTCTCGATCGGCGGCGAAATCTGGCTCGTTCCTGACCTGAACATCGATCACCACCACGGCGATACCGCCTTCCGTGGAAACTACCACGAATTTCTCCTGCGTCAGCCTGGAGGCTCGAATGAGCATCTCGAACTACACCGAGCTTAAGGCCGCAATCACCGACTGGATGGCGCGATCCGACCTGACGGGCAATGCTGCGGACTTCATCACGCTTGCAGAGGCGCGCATGAACCGCCTTCTTGGCCCTGTCGGCACGACGGCGCTGCTGACCGGTGTTATCGGGGCTCAGACACTCAATATCGCGTCCTTGTCGGTGCAGGAGCCTCAGAACCTCTACGTGACAGAGGGCGTATCGGAATATTTCGTCGTTCCGCGCGCACTCGGCACCTATTCCACGACATCCATCCAAGGCCGGCCTACCATGTGGGCCATCGAGGGCGACACGATCACGCTCGATCGCCCCATGATTTCTGCCTATCCCTTCCGGTTCGTCTATCTCGGCCGCTTTGCTCTCTCTGATGCAGCGCCGACCAACGAGTTCCTGACCAACCACCCTGATTTGTATCTCGCCGCTTCGATCGTTTGGGGCTGCGCCTACGTCAAGGATCAGACGGTTGGTGTCTGGAAGCAGATGCTTGACGAGTTCACGGCAGAGGTTGCCAGCGACAACGCCGGCAAGAAGCGCTCACAGCTCACCGTTGACCCCGGCCTCGGCACGATCGGCCGCTACCGCTACAGCAGCTTCACGGACTCGCAGGTATGATGATCTCGTTCCCGGCATTCGAGCCGGACAAGAGCCCCTTTGAAGGTACGAGCAGCGCCAACGTCGTCAACGCCTTGCCTGTCGCCAACGGCTGGGGGCCGATGCCTGGGCTGTCTGTCATCACGTCGGCATTGCCGAGCGAGTGCAGGGGCGGCGTCTACGTGCGCACGGCGGCTGGTAACTACGTCGTTATCGCGGGAACTGCCACGCGGCTCTACAAGCTGAACACGACCGATTACACATGGACGGACATTTCCGGCCCTTCGGCGCCCTATAACGTGCCGCTGCAGGACGCTTGGACCTTCACGCGCTTTGGCGACAAGCTGATCGCTCACAACATCATCGACAACATCCAGGTCTACGACATCGAGGCGGCGGGCAACTTCGCGGATCTCGGCGGTAGCCCTCCGAAGGCGAAATATTCGTGGGTTGCCGGTGATTTCCTCGTTCTCGGCTATCTCGACAGCACGAATGGGCAGAAGACTGTTCGCTGGTCTGGAAACAACGACATCACGTTCTGGACCATAGGCCAGAGAGGCGCTGACTTTCAGGAATTGCCCGAGGGCGACGAGGTCATGGGCGGCTTTGCGGAGCAGGGCGGCTTTACGGTCATCCAGCGCGCGGCAATGCAGTTTTTCCCGTTCGCCCCGTCGTCCGGTTTTACGTTCACAAGGACCGTGCTGAACCCGAAACAGGGAACGCTTGCGCCCCGGTCGATTGTGTCCATCGGGCCAAGCCGGTTCTTCTATCTCTCGGAAGATGGGTTCTTCGGCGGCGTCGATCGCCAGCCAATCGGCGCGGAGCGGGTGGATCGCTGGTTTCTTGAGCAGATCGACCAGACCTATCTCGGGGATGTTCAGGGCTCGGCCGATCCATTCGAAAAGATCGTCTGGTGGAAGTATCGCGCTCTCAACGGCAATTTCTACCGTATCGGCTATGACTGGCAGCTTGACCGCTGGTGCACGACCGACATCGCGGTTGGCGAAATGATGGCACTGGCAACCCCCGGCGTCACCTGGGACGGCCTGTCTCTGCTCTATTCGAAGATCGAGGACGTGACTGAGCCCTTCGATAGCCGGTTGTTCACTGGTGGCCGGCCGACGTTCGCAACGTTCACGACCGACAACAAGCTTGCATGGTTTACCGGCCCTAACCTGCAGGCGACGATCGACACGGCGGATATCGAGATCGACAGCAATACGAGAACCTTCGTCAACGAGGCGCGGGTAATAACGGATGCGCCAAGGGATCAGTTCACCCTTGCAGATGGTGTTTCCGCCTATCACGGCGACAGCATCACCTTTTCAAGCGCCAATTCAGCCAATCGTGCTGGTGTCGTGCCGTTCCGGTCTGACGGACGGCTGCACAAGTTCCGGCTCGTCATCAACGACGGCGCCGTCTGGTCGATCGCGAGCGCGGTCAACGCCCATGGTCTTGGAAGCGGTGAACAATGAGCGTTCAAGGCACGTATATCGGCAATGTCGCCCAACCGGAATCAGTTGTCCTAGCGGGGACGTCGAAGACAGACGTCGTGACGGCGCCAGATAGCTCCCTGACGATGGCATCGGTGTCCTTCGCCAATGACACGGCAGGCGCCGTCGTATGCAAGCTCTACTGGTTCAGGACTGCCAACTCCACGGATTATCTGGTCTGGGAAAACAGCGTCCCGGCAAACAGCACGCTTATCGTCTCTGACATCCCTATCCGGCTCCTTGAGGGGGATAAGATCAAGGCGGTTGGGAATACGGGCGTCTGCGTCACGGCCATCAACCTCATTAATTTCCCGCTCGGCCGATGAAGATAGGCATCGCGAATGCTGCCGAGGTCGATGCGGCTTGGCCTTTGATCGCGAAGGAAATGCAGCGCGGGTGCGACAAAACAGGCGGAGGAACATCGGCCGGTGATCTCTGGCAAATGTGCCGCTCGGGGAATGCCTTCCTGTTCCTGATCTTCACTGATGATGGGATCGTCTGCGCCTCCGTTTGGAGGTTCGAAAACTGGCCTTCCGGTACGGTTTTCCGATGCATCGGCCTAATGGGTCATTCGATGAAGGTCTGGGTCAAGGGCCTCTACGACTTCGCAATGCAGCAAGCTCAAATCGGCGGCACATCCCGCCTCATAGCTGAAGGGCGCCCCGGTTGGGTTCGCGTTCTCTCCAGATATCTCAGCCAGCCAGTCAAGCCGCTCTGGCAGACATTCGAGGTGACATATGCCGGGTAATGACAAAAAGCAAACATCCTCGACCACCACCCAGCCATGGTCAGGCGCCCAACCAGCGCTGAACACGGCGTTGGCCGGTGCGCAGAACCTCTACAACAACGGCACTGGGTCGCAGGTCTACACGGGCTCTACCGTTGTCGCTCCATCCAACGAAAGCTGGGATGCGGCAGGGTATTCCTCGCAACTCGGCTACAACAACATCAAGGGCGGTCTGTCCCCGCAGCTCCAGAGCGTCATCAACAACGGCGGCTATAACGCAGCCCAGCAGAACGCGCTGGGAGGCTTTCAGGGGCTGACGGCGAATGGTGGGTTGAACTCTGCCCAGCAGAACGCGCTCGACAATTCCAAGGCGCTTGCAAACGCTTCGTGGTCTGTCTCCCCTGAACTTCAGAAGATCATCAACCAGACGAACGCCGACGCAAACACCAATATCAGCCTCGCGAACTCGGCAGCCGGCCGCTACGGGTCTGGCCTCGGCAATTCCGCCGTCGCCGATGCAGTGAGCAAGAACACCAACAACCTGCTTTACAGCGACCTGAACAACTTCAACACCCGCAAGGATGCGGCCAACTCCAGCCTGTTCAACATGGGGCAGCAGGGGCAGCAGAACCTTAGCAACGCCTACGGGAATATCTCAAACCTCGGCCAAACAGCATTCGGCAACCTTGGCACGGCCTATAGCGGGTTGCAGGCTCCGATCAACAATCTCGCGCAGGCGGGCGGCTTCGTGGACGACTACCAGACGCGCCTCAAGAACGATCAGCTTCGCATCTTCGACGATTCCAATAACAAGCCGTGGGAGCAACTTGCGAAGCTCAACGCTATTGCTTCCGGCGCGGGGCAATTGGGCGGGACGCAGACGACGAGCCAGCCAGGACAGAATCCATGGTTATCTGCGCTCGGATATGGCGCCACGGGCCTTGGCCTTCTCGGTTCATTTTAAGGGGTAGACAATGGCGATTTTCCCCACATTCGGCGCACAGGTCATGCCGGCGCTCTCCAATAACTCCGAATCCTTGCTTCAGCTCGGGGCTGGCCTTCTTGGCGGCAGGACGGCGCAGGAGCAGATTGCCGGTGGTGTTGGCGGGTTTGCTGACGCACGCCTGCAGGCCAAGCAGCGCAACCGCACGCTGGAGTTCCTTCGCCAGCAGAACCCAGATCTGGCAGCAGCCGTCGAGAGCGGAGCAATGTCGGGTGGGGATGCCTACAAACTGTTCTATCAGCAGAAGCTTGAGGCGCAGAAGCCACGCAACAACCTTATGGCTGTCGGCAAGAACCTTTACGACTACCAGAACGGCCAGTGGATTTCGCCTCCTGCCTCGATCGCAGCCAGCGATGAGGAGTGGGGCCTGACGCCAGTATGGGGTAAGGACGCTACCGGCAAGACGGTTCTCGGGCAGGTGTCTAAGGCCGGGAAGTTCAAGCCGCTCGACACTGGCGACTTCACGCCCACACCTGTCATCCAGAACCTTGACACCGGGACGGCTATCATCGGTCAGAACAGCCGTACGGGCGAAGTTGTCACCAACACGCCGAAGGATGTCGCAGGCGCTGCAGCAGCGGCGAAGGTGGGCGCGGCGCAGGGCGATGCAAAGGCTCAGTATCAGAGCCTGTCGAGTAAGATGCCGGGGCTTACGCAAGTTGTCGGCGAGTTGAACGAACTGGGACAGAAAGCGACCTACACAGCGACAGGCCAAGGCGTCGATTTCGTTCGCAAGCAGCTCGGCATGGACCCGCGTCCAGAAGCCGTAGCGCGAGCCGAATACATTGCCAAGGTCGATAACCAGGTTCTCCCGCTGCTCCGTGACACCTTCGGCGCAGCCTTCACGCAGAAGGAAGGCGAAACGCTCCGCAACACCCTTGGCGACCCTGACAAATCTCCGCAGGAAAAGCAGGCAACCCTTACAGCATTCATCGAGCAGAAGCAGAGAGACTTGGCTGCTTTGGCGGCGCAGAGCGGCGGGCAGATGCCTGCACCGTCTCAAGCAGGCGGCAGGACATCCTCCGGTATCTCCTTCAGCGTCGTGGAGCCGTAAATGCCTACACTCAACATCGAAGGCAAAAAGGTGAAGGTGGACGACTCGTTCCTCCAGCTTTCGCCCGAGGACCAGGCGAAGACCGTTGACGAGATCGCTGCTCATATCGGAATAACGCCGGAAGGTCAGGATGCGTCCCCTGCAGAACAGCCGACAGCCGATGACGACAGCCAGAAGGGCTTGCGCTCCGAACTCTCGGCCATGACACAGAACCCCGCGAAAGCGCTCTATGACCAGCGCCCGACGTGGCAGAAGCCGCTCATCGCCGCGCAGGACATCGGCAACATCATCGGGGATGACCTGACATTCGGCTTCGGTGACAAGGCGGCGGCTTTGATTCGTGCTCCCTTCACCGACAAGACCTATGCGGAAGAGCTTGCCGCGAACCGCCAAGGCACACAGAACGCTCGCGATCGGGCCGGTTCCGCTGCTTATGGCGCTGATGTGACGGCTGCTCTCATGCTGCCGCGGCTTCTTCCTGCGCAGGCTGGCGTTGTCGCCAACCCTGGCACGTTGGCGAAGCTTGGACGGTTTGCCGGTGGCGTCGTCAAGGGCGGCGCACAGGGTGCGGCAGTCGGCGCAGCTCAAGCGGCCGGACACGATACGGACATTGGCGAGGGCGCTGCAACCGGCTTGGCGTTCGGGGCG